TAGTTTCGCAAGCGGAAGTGATGTTCAAGGGATTTTAGATACTTATGCAAGTGGTTCAGATTTTCATCAAATACTTGCAGAAAGTTCATCATATTTAGTAAACGCAGACACAGCATCATTAGGTAAAGTAACATTAGTAAGTGATATTACTGGTTCAATTACATCAACTGCATCTTTTGGTAAAATATTTGGAGACGGAAGTGATTTAGAAAATGTTGCAGACCCAGAAGCAATTAGTGGTTCTTATTTAGGATTATTGTCCGGAAGTGATGACTTGACTCTTGGTGGTGGTGTAAGTGGTTCAATCACTTCAACAGCGTCTTTTGGTTTATTTGTTGGAGACGGAAGTGGTTTATCTAATGTTTCCACAGAAACTGGTAGTTTTGCATCAGGTTCAGATTTTCATCAAATACTTGCAGAAAGTTCAAGTTATATTGTTGAGTAAGAAACTGGTTCATTTGCATCAGGTTCAGATTTACAACTAATTAAAATAGAAAGTGCATCTTATTTAAACAACGATACTACTTCATCATTTGGTGCAGTAAGTATGAACTCAACATTATTTGTTCAAGGTGATATATCAACATCAGGTTCAGTTATTGCAAGAGAATTTAAAACAGAATTTGTTTCTTCGTCAATTATTTTTTCATCAGGTTCATCTCAATTTGGTGATACAAATGATGATATTCATAGATTTAGTGGTTCAATAGAAGTAACGGGAAGTAATGTAATATTTTCATCAGGTAGTAAACTCGGTATAGGAAAAACACCAACAACCGTATTTGAAATAGAAAGTCCAGACCCTAAAATTAAATTAGGACATAGTGAAGAAAATAGTAATTTAAATATATTTGTTAATGATAACACCGGTACCGTTTTACAAAACACCCAAGAAGGTGCAAGAGGAAGAATTGATTTAAGAGGATTTGGTAGTGGTAGTGGAGCTATAACTTATCTTACAGCAAAAGAAGTAGGTTTAGAATCTGGAAAAATAGGTGTTGGTATTGGAATTAACACCCCGAAAGTAGAATTACAAGTAGAAGGAGCAATCAGTAGTAGTGGTAATGTAGATGTTGTATCTATTTCCGGTAGTAAATTAACCACAATTAAAGGAGATAATTTAACTTCAATTAGTGGTTCAATAACTTCAACTGCATCTTTTGGTAAAATATTTGGAGACGGAAGTAGTTTATCTAATGTAGCAGACCCGGATGCAATTAGTGGTTCATTTCAAGGTGGTGGTTCAAATAATATTAGTGGTTCTTTAATATCAACAGCATCATTCGGAACATTAGAATTAGTAAATTCACACGGATTTGTTCGTTCAACCGAAACCGGTAGTTTCGCAAGTGGAAGTAATTTACACCAAATACTTGCAGAAAGTTCAAGTTATGTTGTTGAGTCAGAAACCGGTAGTTTCGCAAGCGGAAGTGATGTTCAAACAATTTCAGACACTTATGCAAGTGGAAGTGATGTTTCACAAATTCAAGCTCTAACTTCATCATTTTTACAAAATGCAGATACTGCATCTTTTC